ACCGTTGTTTACACGACTAAATGTAGAACGGTGATGCATTGCTGTCAATACCACCGTGATGCATCCTTCCGTTCTGTTTAATAGAACTGGATTCGTCATGAGCCGCACCGACCCCCAATTCAACCTGCGCATACCTGAGGTGCTTAGAGATCAGGTGATGGCGGCTGCAAAGGAGAACGGACGATCTGCTACAGCCGAAATTCTCGCGAGGCTGGAGCTGAGTTTTTTGGGTGAAGCATCTGGGGAAGAGCTGATACCAGCCGGGAAGGCTAAGCAGATGTCTGCCATTGCTCGACAAAGCATCCCGGCAACGGTCAAAAAAAGGATCGTGGACAGTGTCAACCAGGCTGTCTCAATGGGGCATGCCAGCGCCAGTGTGGATTTCAGTGATTTGAATCTGGAAGCTATCCCTGAAGAAGATTCGAGCGCTCTAATAGATGCGTTCAGTGAGATGCTTTCCGATGCTGGTTACGAGTTCGAATGGGATGGTCCGGATTCGGTCTGGATCAGGTTCGATGCGGCCTGAAACAAGCCCAACCATTCATCGCTCACTTCTTAACCAGCGAGTTTTCGCGGGCTAAATATCGAACTGACCAGGTATTGCCAATGGCTATACCCCAGCCCGCCCAAGCGCCGGGCCGCCCCACTCCATGATGTCAACGCCCGCCAGCACTTCCAAGTCAGCAAAGGATCGCACAAAAATGCATCGCTTTTACCATGCCGATCGCTACCTGAATCTCGTGGAAGGCCAAACCATTGAACTCGACAGCAATGGGCTAACTCGATTCGGTGCAGTGTATTGGGAAGCCATTTCCACGAAGCCTTTTGAGCTACTCAGCGAAGCAGAACAAAGGGAATGGCTTTTAGAGCGAGAGAGGCAGGATCCAAAATTCGCGGCATATCCGTCCCGAATGCAAGTTTTCTTCGCGGCGAACACGGTTGATGATGCCCGTCGTTTCGTTGAGAAAAGCAAAGAGAAGCCTAACGCTAAGGTTCCAATCTTCGAGGTTTTTGCGTCGACCTTCTGGTCACTTGATATGAACTGGCTCGACTACGCCACTGACCCACAAACTCGATTGGGCTACATTCGAGAATACTGGTACGCAGCGATATCGAACCATTGCCCCGCTGAGGGAGAGCGCAGGCCCCCGCTTCTTGAGGTCTTGATGAAACCACCAGTTCGGATCGGCAAGGTCGTAGCCTGGGCCTGACGACAACTCTAGCCAAGATGCAAAAAGCCCAGCGCTGGGCTGGGCTCATAAACTACCCTATCGACTCGCAGTCTTGATGTTTCAGACCATCCTCCAAGAGGCGAATCACGCTTCCGGCGCCCCCATCATAGATGAGATCGTCGTATAGCATTACCGACTGCCGGTAATGGCCATTGAGAATTTCCAGTACTGCACAGATCGAATCCAGTCCCGCTTTGATCTTATTACGGCTCGCAGGTGGGAGTGGTTTAGCGGCACGCCCCTGAATATGCAAAAGGTCAGTGTGCGCAATACGCTTGTTGCGATGATCGCGTGCGAATTTCGTGTCTGCCAGCGCTGCCTTGACCGCGTCTTCCACCTGAATACGTACAGTCAAATCACTGATATTTGGAGGAATAGCTCGAATGGAAAGGTTTTGCTGGGATTTGTTCTCGGGCGAGTCAGTAAGCCTTGATATCCCGAGCATCACTGCATCCCATAGCTGCGCTTGCACGACACCAAAAAACGTAGGGGCCGAGCGGTTCAGGATCTGTACAGTATCCTGGTCAACACCGAAGAGCTGCTCATATTGCTTCCATAGCAGCAGCATATCGAGTAGGTGATCGTTGAGGTCGCAGTACATTGCACCAAGCTCCGCGCCCATGACTTGGATGCATAAAATCCTCTTTTCCGCAGCAGTGATCACGCCCAGCTCCTTCCGAGCCCTATAAAGCCGTCCAGCGTGCCATGCCGGTGTTTGGTTCTCAATTCCTGTCCACCCATCCAGCGTGGATGGAAAGCCAGTACCCGGCTACGTAGCCTGCGTAGTAGCGTTGTGCCTCCACTAATTACTTAAACCCAACAACACGCAGGAAAAAGGTATGCAGTACCACAGCACCGAACATCTGGAGAGGCAAGAAGAATTCCGCCGCATGCTGATTTTGGCGGCTCAAGGCACTAGCCAGCTCCTTATCGTATCCCCAGACAAAATCGACACGCTTGAGGACTATCTGAAGGCTTTTTTCCAAGACGCTCCTGCCAGAAAGCTCAGGAAAGAGAAGTCTCTAAAAATCAATGACAGTCTTACGGTTTTTCTTGAAGCCAAAGATCCTAACTCGGGCTTCTCCAGAGGGCACGTTTTCATCCCTTGGGCTTCCATGCATACAGTGGACCGCGCCGTTAACGATAGTCGGTCGATCAGTACCTTCTACATTCCGCACTCAGGTCCAGATTCCGGCCCCGGGACCGTGGATGAGCTTGCTCTGTATAAGACGAAATACCCGAGCTCAAAAGAGCTGTAAAGAACCGCCCCGGTCCGTTGCCGGAAAGCCCATGGACTGGGGCAAGCTCAACAAGGAGTTACCGAATGTCTTTCAAGCTTTACACCTTGGTGACAAGCGCTGATGGCCGCATCAACGTCACTCTGAGGAACATATCCGCCGACACTACTACCACCGTTTGGGTGACGCCAGGCCAGCCAATCGACAACCTGACAATCGCCCAGATCGAAGAACTTGCGCGCCAGGAAGCCGCCAAACAGCACGCCCGCTAGCGCTGCTGAGTCTTCTCAAGCAAGCTAACTCGCTGCGCTAAATCACTGTCGGAAGCAATCCGTTGGCTCGCTTCGCTACCGAGGCGAGCCTCAAGACTTACCAATATGGTGAGCGCCTGGTCCAGGCCTTTTTCCAGCTCGTCAATTCGTTTTGCTTCACTCATTACGCACTCTCCCGCGGCCTTGCCGCTTTACTTCGCGTCCCGATGACGCAACACAAGACGGGTCCGGTCGAGCCATGGCCCGCCGAACACGATGATTTCTGATGGCCTGCCGAGCAGGTGGTGCAGCATGTAGGGGCCGGGGCCGAAGACCTGGGAATGCTCCTCGGGCAACTGCGCATCGGCGCCCAGGTAAATACCGGCGTGGTTCGGGTGGGCGGTGCGCCCCACTGCCATGACGATCATGTCGCCGCGCTGCGGCTGGCTGACCTCGTAGAACCCAGCGGCTTCATAGGTCTGCTCATACAGACTCGGGCCGTCCGCCTGCTCCCACCAACCCTCATCCCGGGCGTACGCCGGAAACTCCAGATCCCACTCCCGCTTGTACCAGTCCGCACAGACCTGCCAGCAGTCCCAAGCACCGTGCACGAAAGGTCGATCTAGCAGCGGAGTGTGACCGGTTGGCATGACGGTGCGGAGGTCGCCCTCCGGCCACGACAGGATGTACCAGGGCAAGCCAGTGGCTTCACACATGGCCAAGTCGCGGGGCGATGGCCGACTGGTAGCGTCCGGGTGCGAGTGGACGATACCGATCACCTGGCCCTGATCCTCGGCGGCCGCATACTGCTCCGGTGAGATGCGGAACTCCTCGGCCGGATCGGTCGCGGTGTTGTCGCATGGCACGTACTTCTGCGAGCGGCCTGCAGCGATGATCAGCCCGCAGCACTCCCGCGGGTACTCTGCCGCAGCGTGCGATTGCACGGCGGCGAAGATGTGTTTGCGCATTGTCAGCTCCGTGAGATCAGAGAAACAGCAGGGAAGCCGCCGAAGGGCAACTGGTTGCCCCGGCCAAAGCGAACTGTGCAGCCAGTGTCCAGGCAGCCATTGCACTGGTCCCTTGCAGGATCGTCCGTGGCTTTTCCGTCGAGGTCGAAGTAGGGGCCGGTGTATCCGCAGTTCGGGCCGCGGTAGCCGGCGGTCATCGCCCAGTGGCACAGCTGGGTCATCTGCCGGCCAAGCGTCTCGCCTCCTACATCGCCAGGGCTGGCCAGCTCCCAAGCTACCGTGGAGCCGTTCTCGGACACCTTCTGGTCGATGTACCAGACCTCGACAGCTTCCTCTGCGGGGTCGGCCTCAGAGTTGCCAGCGGGAAAGTTCGCTGCGTCCAAGTACCGCGCCATGGTGTGCCGCATGGTCAGCTTGAACTCCAGAAGGTTATCGAACGCGAGGCACAGCGCGGTGATCCTGCCGTTGACGTTACCGACCGTGAGCGTGGGCCGCACGGCGGTGCCGTCCGAGTTCGCCTCAATGCCATCGATCTGCATTGGCCAGGCACCGTACTCGTTGCCCTGCCACCAAATGGACTTGGCCGGCAGTTGGTCCGCGTTAGTGCCGGCGGCAGCCAGTTCCTCTGGGGTGTGCGGGATCGCGTACCCATGGAACCGCAGAGTGTCCGCGCCGAAGTCCGAGCCATCCAGCTCGAATAGCAACACCTCGCTGCCAGGCTCTAGGGTCTGGATGTCCTTGATCAGTGACATGGTGAATCCTTACGGGTGAAATGCCCGCTCGAAGGTAGCGGTGACTTTGAATCGGCCACCGCCGACGGGCGTGGGCTTGGGGTCAGTGCAAGTGAAGAGCCCGAGATCCCCGAGAGGCGTCGACCAGAGAAATGCCTTGGCGCCACCGTGCCGGTCGAAGAACTCCATGACCTTGCGGACCTGGGCCTTCGTTCCCGTCACGGTGATTGGGTAGCTGTCTTCCTTGTTGTTGGGGCCATCACCCACCGTTTGCCGGTAGCCTCCGCCGAAGCGGGACTCGCGGACCCGGTAGTTGATATCCGGCGTTTCACCGCGCTGCGTCGGCCAGCTGAACTTCTCGATCGCCATCAGCGCCTCCCTTGAGTGTTTCGATGGCTAATCCCGCCAGGGCGCCAAGAGTCAGCGACCGCCTTTTCGGCAGCCATTTGCACCTGTTTCTGCATGTTCTGCTGCAGCAGTGCCTGATCGAGCTGCAAGCCTTCGCTGCTCCTGTCCTCCATAACCAGGCTGACAGGGGCCGAGAGGCTGATTGAGGTTCCACCGTCTCCACCCACTGCCCTCACGCCAAGCTGGCCGCCAGCTGTTCGAGTCAATGGCATCACCGCCTCGTCTCCAGCCTCGCCCATGACCCCCATCCTGCCGCCGGCCATGCCGAAGGCCGTGGGTGTGCTGACGATGGAGTTGGTAAATGCCCCCCCATTGGCGAACAACTGAACGCCGTTCGACCAAGCACCGCCAAGCGCTTGGGGAAAGTAGGCGCTGCCATAGGCTGCCTGCGATGCGCCGAGGTTAGAGGAAACAGCACCTGCTGACCCGGGCTGCATACCATTGCCGCTGCCCCCGCCAAAGTAGGCAGAAGCCGCAGTGGTCCCCCAGCTCACCAAGCCGCCTAGCAACCCTGACGCGGCACGCTGGGTCTCGATCCGAACCATGTCAGCGAGAATCGACTTGGTGAAGTCCGTGAAGGAGAACTTGCCGGTCATGGCAAAGTTGACGATCGCATCCTCCATCGAACTAAACGCGTTTGTGAACAGCGCTTTCGTTTGCCCGGCAACATCACGTGCCTGCTCCAGGTAGTTCTGAAAGGCAGATGATGCTCCCTTGCGCCAATCACCCTGCGCGACCGTCATCTGGTCGTAGTTGGTGATGGTTGTTTCCTGCAGCTCTCGCTCGGTTTTGCTCAGCGCGGCCAGCTTCTGGTTGTACTCATCAAGACTCATGCCGCGGGAGCCGTCGCCATATTGGTTGGCCAGGTCGAGGCGCTGCTGGTTCATCCGATCGGTGATGTCGTTCTGCTGATCCTGTAAGCCGCGCTGGCGATCACCGAGTCCAAGGCTATTGGCGGAGCGCTGCCCCTGCTGCCTCAGTGCCAGGACTTGCTGGTCGAGGGCGTCCGTGTAGGTCTGCACAGCCCTGGCTTGCTTGGCCAAGCGTCCTTGCTCATTGGTCGCCAGCACCGAAAGCTCAGTATCGGCGTCCTTTTGCGCCTTCACCATGGCGGCCTGGGCATCAGCGATCTTCTGGTCCAGTTGGATACGCTGCTGCGCGCTGGTACTACTTCGCCCTTTGGCTTCCTCCAGCGCCTTGATCTCCGCCTCGTAGGCGTTTGTGACCTCGACCTTCTGCTGCTCGATGATTGCCGACCGCTGGGCTGCATAAGACTCCCGTGAGATCAGGCCGGCCTTCTGCGCCGCGTCCAGTTCCTTCTGGTTGTTCTTGTACTCGGCCAGGATGGCGGCCAGGGCGTTCTTCTGGTCGTTGAACCCGGTTAGGTCGACCGCTGAAGTCTTGCCGACCTTGTTCCGGTCAGCGATAGTCTTCGCCAAGGTGTCAAATGCACCTCCGGAAATCTTGTCACCATCAAAGGAAACCCCGGTCAATAAGGCGCTCTGTTTGCCTGTTTCCTTCGCGGCATCGCGCAGGTCGAAGAATCGCTGCTTGAGATCTTGTAACGCCTTGCTTCTCTTCCGCTCCGGACTGGCATTGTCCAGCTGGTCATTCAGCTTCTTCTGGAGGTCGGCTTGCTTCTGAATCGCGGCTTCTCCGTCCGCGCGATCCTGACGCTCCTTGGCGCCAGCATCCATTCGCTTCTGGATCAAAGCAATTTCGTCGGTGTACTGCTTTTTCAGAGCGTCTCGGGAGCTATCGCTGAACCAGAACTGCTTGTCGATATCAGCAACCTGCTGCTGCAACACTTGCATCCGAAACTGGTCTGGATCAGCCGCTACCCCCTGCTTCAACTCATGCCAGTACCTACGCACAGCACTGGTCGCGTCATTCCAAAGCTTGGCAATACCGCGTGTAGACTCGGCTATCTCCTGATTGCGGCGAGTCATTTCCTCTGACACTTCGCCCGCGAGCAACTTCAAGGCGTCCATGTGGCGCCCTTGATCTTCAAGAGCCTGAATCTGGTCAAAGGTGGCCAGGGTCACCGTGTGATATTTGGAGTTGAACTCCAACGCGAAGGCTGTGACGTCGTTTTTCGCATCGACAAACATTTTTGCGAAATTACCAGCGCTCTCGCCTGTAGCCGCGGAGAGCTGGGTTGCGGCTCCTGCAACGGCGTCGAATGTCTCACCTGTAAGCTTTCCCGATCCGACCAGCGCGAGCAATGCTTCGTTCGCCTGGCTGAAGTACTTCCCGTTGGCCAGCTTGTTTTGCAGATCAACGAGCTGTGATGAAGATTTCCCTGCGACACCGCCCGTAGACGCAAGAGCCTTGTTGAATTCATTGAGGTCACTCAATCCAGCGCCGACTGCCACCGCCAGCCCAGTAACGGCTGCTGCGGACAAGGTCAGCGGACTGATCAGGCCGGCAACGTAGCCCCCCATCGCTTTTGCCGCAGCGCCGATTCCGCCAAACGAATCTTTAACCTGACTACCTTGCTGCAGAAAAACACTGAGCGGCGATTGGCCGGCCTGCAAACTGATCACAACGTCTGAAAATTGCGCTGGCAGCATGCGCATAGCCGCAGCCGTCTGCCTAGCGCTCATCCCAGTCTTGCCAAGCGCGACATCCATCCCTCCCAGTGATGCACGCGCCTGGTCGATCTTCGCCTGGTACTCGCCGAAGGTCTCAGCATCGAGCGCGCCACTGGTGCGAAAGCCTTTCAGCCTCTGCTCCATCTGGTCCAGCCGGCTCATAGCCGCGACGGTTGGGTCGATCTTGCCCAGCAGCTCTTCCAGCGCCTGGCCTTCTTCCCGATGTGCGCCGGCGGCCTTCTTTGCCGCCTCCGCCTGGCGCTCCTCCGTGGCAATAAGGGCCTGGGCCCGGCTATTGATGGACGCCTGACGGCTGGCACTGTCCGACAGCACGGCGTTCGCCTGAGCGGTAACCTCGGCGCTTTGCTCTGTCGCCCGGTTTAGCGACTGGACGTACTGGCTTGCCTCAAGCGAGGCCTTGGCCACGGCCAGAATTCTGGCTTGCTGCTCGTCAGCAGATTCGGCAGCGCGCCGGCCGGCCTGGGCTCCGGCATCCGTGGCACTGGTAAGCGCCTCCTGCACCTTGCCCGCCTGCGCGGTCTCAGTCCGAAATGCCCCCATGTTAGCGGCGGCGCTGCTGAACGCCGTGGAGGCACTGGTAACGGCGCGCCCCACGGTGGCCATCTGCTGCGCCAGCTCGGCCTGCTTGGCGTTGAGCGCCTGCAGCTCTTGCACAATCTGCCGGGTGTCACCCTGCAGGCTGCCCAGGGCAGTCTCCCAGGCGCGCCCGGTTCGCCCGGCCGACTCCTCGCTGCGCTTGCCGGCGTCCGTCAGCTGATCGAGATTGTCTTTTGCCTCGACGGCATCTCCGGAGTCGATCTGAAGACCGAGAGAGGCAATGGTGGTCATGATCTACTCCATCGATTCGGCCATGACGGCCAGGGCCTCAACCTCCATGACGCGGAGATCGGGAAAAATGTCGGTGAGGTCGCGGCGCTGGATGCCGAGCATTGCAGCCGTTGCGGGAATGGCGCTGTAGTCCAGGCCGGACGGGCCGCCTGACGCCACCCGCCACTGCGTGCCCAAAGCATCGAACAGTCGGAAGGCTGGCCATGCATCAGGCCAGACCTCCAGTACCTCCTCCTCGATGTCATCAAGGGTCAGCCCGAGCGCCGCTAGTTGCTCGGCGGACGGGCCCCGCTCGTAACAGGCCCGGGCCGCCGCTCTCAGTTTCCCAAGCGGGCCGGGCTGTAAGCAGCCTGGAAAGCATCGACGACCGCCTTCGGTGCACCGGTGCAGGTGCGCACCAGGTCTACAATAGCCTCGCCGCCGAACTCGTCCTCAAGGTCCCAGCCGGTGACGATCTCGCCCAACTGCTCAGCCTGCAGGGTGATCTCGCCGGCGGTGACCTCCTCCCAAGTTGCGCCGTCATTCTTGGCCTTCTCCGTCCAGGCGTCGCGCGCCTTATTCCAACGGTCAAACATCCCGGCTAGGGTCATGCGGTCCATGTAGCGAAACTGGAATTCCACGGGCACTGACTCGCCGCCAATTCGCGGCACCTGCACTACGGCGGTGAATGTGGGGTTCTGCGCAATTTTGATCTTCGCCATGAGGAGTCCTTAAGCACCGGCCAAGTAACGGGTGGGTCGGCCCGAGAGCGCGATGCTGATGGTGCGGGTCATGAGGTTGTTCCGCTCCATCGTCGGGGTGGACGTGATACTCACGTACCCTGGATAGACGATCTGGTCGCCACCTGGCAGCTTCAGCCGCACCACTGTCAGCTCTTTACTGTCGCCATAGCCTTCCACCAGAGGCACATAGGCGGCGCTCGGCTGGTCTTCAACAGTGATCGAAAGGGTGATCGGGTTGCGGTTTGTCGGGAATTGACGATCGTCGTCATCTTCCAGATAGCCCACGGTCAGATACTGCTGCTCCCCACCCGAGGAGGTGAAGGCCGTAACCTTGGAGATCTGGGCCCAGTTGGTTACCGGGACTACGGAGCCAATACCCGCGCCAGCGGTGAATTTCTCGACGTTGCTGGTGTTCATGCCGCCAAGCGAAAACTTGTCGGCCGCTACACTCGCAGCGCGCACAGCACGGTCGGTGATGAGCGCCCAACCTGAGTTGACCAGCAGAACGTCTCCGTTCTTGATGGTGTGGCCTGCGGCGGTGGCCACCGGTGGCGCCGCGTTGGTCAGGGCGGTGAAGGCGACTGAGGCGCCGAGTACGCTGGCAATTTCCAGCACGGAGCCGTTCGGCAGCGGGAAGCGTGCGGCCATGGGTTGTTTCCTCTTGATAGCCCGCCAGGCGGCGGTTGGTTATGCCCCAGCGGGCGGTTGGTCCGCGACACCGCGGTAGGTGAAGCTGGCCGGGACCGTGTAGGTCGCCGACTCGGGAATGGTTGGGCCCTGCTCGACCGGCTCGACAACCATGCCCTCGAAGCCGTTGCGGCTGAGCTCCGAATCTAACCGGAAGAGGGTCGAAATCTCTCCGACCAGGGTCTCGGCGGTTGCCAAAGGCTGGCCCGCCGGGCAAACGATGCTCACCTGGTAGACACCGGTGTATTCGTAGGCCTCACCGCCTAGGTAGCGGCAGGTGGTCGCACCAGGTAGCTGAAACGCGTGCAGGTATGTTTCACCCTGCTGAGCCACGAACTCCTGTTCGAAGTTCGCAACACGGATCGGGCGCGCAGCGGCCCAAGCCATCAGCTTGATTTCGATAGCTTGGCGGGCCTTTGCTTGGCTCATACGCGGTTTTTCCTGATGGCTTCGTCGACGATGCGCTGGAAGTTTGCGAGCGTGACCCGGACCATGCCGGCCGGAGCCTGCGACGAATGCCCGTATTCCAGCGGGATGGCATACGGCAAGTTGTTCACGATGAACGCGGTCTGGCCGATGGTCAGCGCCTGCACCTGGCCCATGAGCTCGGCAATAGCTTGACTGCCCGACGGGTCGATGCGGTCGAGCTCTTCTGCCGCCGGAGAATCGATGGAGAACTGCCAGTTGCCCCGGAACCGTCCGCCCACATAGCCTTGGCCCGCCACCAGTCCGTTCACAGCAAAGTTTTGCTCGCGCTCGGTCTTGGTGAGGGGCTTGGCGTATTTCACGCCCTTGCGCAACCTGCCGGCCTTGGTGAAGTTGTCATGGTTTAGGTTGATCAGCGTATTGCGC